CGGCTGGTTTTGGAGGCACTGTTGCTCAATATTCCGCTTCTTTTACGCCAACCTCCAGCGTACAAGACTATGACTTACAAAATATAATTTCAAGTTCTGCAGCGACAGGAGAGGATGATAGTGGCGGTTCCGTTCCCTTTGAAGGAAAGGTTGAAGGGAAGCGTATTATCGTAACACAAGTATTTTACAAATCTCCACGCATAATGTGGCGTTTTTATGGCTATTACGGCGGAATTGGTGTAGTTGGCAATTATTCCACTTATGGGCAGTTTGCTGATGACTCTACGTTTGAAATCATTCCTACGTGGCAAAATAAAATGCAGGCCATCATGTACGAGGATTCACTTTATACGCGAACCTCGCACTACTCCTACGAGATTATAAACAACAAATTGAGACTATTCCCGGATCCCGGTCACTGGGACTTTGGAGAGCTAGATCGAATATGGGTTAAGTTTTACGTTGATTCAAATGCGTGGGACGATGATGCCAATTATGAAGCCGGTGTAGATGGCATTAATAATGTCAACACGTTGCCATTTGATAATATTCCGTATGGGAATATCAACTCCATCGGCAAACAATGGATACGAAAATATTGTTTGGCCTTGTGTAAAGAAATGTTAGGGCAAATTAGAGGCAAATTCACAACAATTCCGATTCCTGGCGAAAGTGTGACTCTTAACCACTCGGAATTGTTAGGACAAGCAAAAGAAGAACAAACTCAGTTAAAAGATAGTTTGACAGAAATGCTCAAGGAGATGGAATACACTGAACTAGTTAAGAGAGACGCTGAAAAGACAGAAGCCGCCGCAACGACCTTAAAGGGCTCTCCGCTGCCAATATTTGTGGGGTAATAAATGATGTCAAATAAATGGAAAACACCAAAAGCTCCCCCGCCGCCTCTATTTTTAGGTGAGAAAGAAAGAAATCTTGTCAAACAAGTAAATGACGAATTAATTGAAAAAGTTATTGGCCAACAAATTCTTTATTACCCTATCGATTTAGAAAGAACTAATTTTCATGAATTATATGGGGAGGCGGTAAAAAAGACTTATTTGCCACCAATCCGCGTGTATGCTTTGGTTGAGTGGAAGACTGACAAAACGGACTATTTTGAGGGTATTGGAATCGACAAGCAATGGGAAATTACTGTGCATTTCCATAAGAGAAGATTAACAGAGGATCAGGATTTATTTGTGAGAGAAGGCGATTTTGTGTTGTACGGTGATCATTACTACGAGGTAGTAGAATTAGGGGAAACGGTGATCATTACTACGAGGTAGTAGAATTAGGGGAAGATAAACTATTGTTCGGACAAGCCGGAAGAGAATTTGAGATAGCCGCTATATGTAAGAGAGCTAGAAAGGGACTATTTGATGCTACCTGATAACTTTGATTTCGCGATGCTACCAGTGGACAAAGACACTGCCTCGTTAAAAGAGATTGGCATGTTGGCATCTACCATTGAGAATATAGACTATGCAGTTACCTCTTGGCTCAAAGAAGATATAAAAATAAGCACCACGACTAACGAGGGGTTTACGAGAGTTCCTATTCTTTGGCAAGTGCCAGAAAGATCTTACCAAATTAAACATAAAAAAGTTTTAAGAGATGAGGGGGGCGCTATAAAACTGCCAGTAATCAGCATTGAGCGCACTGGTATAGTTAAAGATCCAAATAGAAAAGGCACATTTCAAGCAAATTTGTATTCCAACAAAAGTAACGGCAGAAGCGGCCGAATAATAATTGCTAAAAAGATTGTTCAGGATAAAACTAGAAATTTTGCCGTAGCTTCCGGAACAAGAGGGGATGTAACAGGCGGAAAGAAGCAGCTTTATTATCCGAGAGACAATAAGAAGGTGGTTATCAAGACCCTTTCTATTCCTATACCGGTGTATGTAAACATTGATTATAAAATAACTTTAAAAGCTGAATACCAACAGCAAATGAACACAATGCTAGCGCCTCTTATCGGCAGAACGGGTCAAATCAATGCATTTGTGATGAGAAGAAACGGTCACATGTATGAAGGATTCATTGACCAAAACTATAGTCATTCCAACAACGTAAGCAATCTTGCATCTGACGCGAGAATGTACACTTCCGAGATTACAGTCAAGGTATTGGGTTATCTCATTGGCGAGGGTGAAAGTGACGACCGTCCGCTTGTAGAGATACATGAAAACATTGTAGAAATAACTTTCCCCAGTGAAGGAACAGTTCCTGAAGGGAATGATGATTTTTTTCTTTAGGTCAGGAACTGCTTTTGGGTCCTTTTGAGTTTGAAAATACTATTTAATTAACGATTGCACTACATTTATGCACATTCGATAAGAGGAACACAGTATGTCAGTGAAAAGTTTTAAATTCGTATCTCCCGGGGTATTTATCAATGAAATTGATAATTCTTTCCTCCCTAGAGCGTCAGAAGCGATTGGACCAGTTGTGATTGGTCGTGCCACTAGAGGCTTGGCAATGCAGCCCGTAAAAGTCCAGTCCTACTCGGATTTTGTTGAAATGTTCGGAGATACGGTCCCTGGAATGGGCGGAGGCGACATTTCTCGTTATGGAAACTATCAGTCTCCAATGTATGGAACATACGCCGCAAAAGCGTTCTTAAACGCGAATGTTGCTCCTCTTACTTACATCAGGCTACTAGGCCAACAAACTTCTCAGGGCAGCTCGGACGGTGGTGATGCCGGCGCCGGCTGGAAAACTTTGAAGACCATTAGCGACTCATTAGAAGACAATGGCGGCGCCTACGGACTTTGGCTGTTCACATCCGGGGCCAATACGGACAGCAATCTAGATACCGGCAGCCTTGCTGCTGTTTGGTATCTTAGTCAGGGTGAAATATATCTTAGTGGCACTATGTATGGCGGCGAGAGCCATGGCCCACCAGGGTACCCTGAAGGCAAGACGTCCACCACTGGCGCTTGTAATATTGTAATTGGAACAGATCCAAATGATAACCTTTTTACGGTTGTTATTAGTGGGGGTGTTGGCCAAAGTGAGAAAGTTCGGTTTGGTTTTGATGATTCAAAAGACTCATTCATACGCAAGGTGTTTAATACAAACCCGCAGCTCATCAGTGCATCGACGTTTTATTCCGACAACACCGAGTTCGCTAAGTCTTACTGGCTTGGCGAGACACACGAACAAGAGTTAAGAGACCGCGGCCTGACGACCGCTTCCCTTGGATGCATATTCGCGATTTCTAACGGCCTCACCACGGGGCCCTACGACATGGAATCCAACGCTTCAGTAGAAGCTGTTGCTGGTTGGTTCATCGGGCAGGACCTAGGAACCGCTGCTTCGTTCGTTCCGTTCAGAAAGCAGAGGCTTTTCCGCTTAATTGGTAGAGGTCATGGTGAGTGGCTACACAAGAACTGTAAAGTTTCAATTTCAGATATCCGCACCTCAACGACCACCACTAATGATTATGGTACTTTCTCTGTTCTTATTCGAAATTTGAAGGATACCGATAACAATGTTCAAATAATGGAAAGGTTTGATAACCTCAACCTTGATCCTACGTCGCCAAACTATATTGCGCGCGTGATTGGTGACAAATTTACGAAATGGGATACAACCGATAACCGGCTAAAAACCTATGGCGAATACGACAACAACTCTAAGTTTGTGTACGTTGAAATGAACGGTGACGTAGACGCCGGCGCCACGGACGCCACTCTGTTGCCATTTGGTTATTTTGGGCCCCCGCGGTTCAGAAGCGTTTATAACCTGCAGGGAACGGGCAACTGCGGCACATCAGTAGACTTCGGCTCCGGCGATGTTCAACAAGGCACGCTATCTAGCTTCTTCTTGACAGGTGGCGCTAGTATCGTGGCTCACTCAGGCTCACTGTGCGACCCAGGCCGCTCCGGAGGAGACCGCCGGATCAAGCACGTTGTATTTCTTTCGGGGGGAGAGGGCATTACGAAGGCGTTCGGAGCCGGCCCAGGATCTTGTACGGGTTCTCTCGTATTCCCAGTGGTGAGGCTTCGCACCTCTGCGTCTGATGGTGGCTTGAGCGACCAGACCGACGCATACTTCGGAATGCAGACTACTAGAACCGCAACCAGCACAACTCCAGATGCAAGTATCGCAGACTACCATAAGGCGCTCTACGCTGGCTATAGCACAACGACTGCTGGCGGTGGCGGTGCGAACCCCACCAATCGATATGGCACTACTGGCGTTGAAGGCTTTGCATACGTATTCTCACTAGATAATGTGGCAACGGGTAGCACCGGAGTTTATTACTACGAATCAGGCTCCCGCGCGAAAGCTACTTCAGCAACTTCCGCTTCTATCAACGATTTGTTAGGAAAGGGATACAACAAGTTTACTGCACCATTTTTCGGCGGTTTCGATGGCTGGAACATCAACAAGCCCGATCCACTTTATAACCTAGGCCTAGGCTCAACTGAAGATGCCAGCTACGCTTATCACACTTATAAGCGCGCAATGGACACGGTTGCTGATCCAGAGTTTGTTGACATGAATCTCTTGACGGTACCTGGCTTAACTAAGGACGCTTTGACCACACACGCAGTACGCGTTTGTGAAGAGCGCGCTGACGCCATGGCCTTGATTGACCTTGCGAACGTGTATATTCCTGCTCATGAAACATACAAGTCCAGCAAGACTGCCAGAATTGGAACAACTCCATCGACGGCTGCAGATTCGCTGCGAGACAGGATAATCGATTCAAGCTACGGCGCCACCTTCTATCCTTGGGTGCAAACCCGCGACGAGGCTAGCGGCAGAATGCTTTGGATCCCGCCCTCTGTTGCTATGATGGGTGTTTTGGCATCCTCTGAGAGATCATCAGAGATCTGGTTCGCCCCTGCCGGCTTCAACCGCGGCGGTCTTTCCGAAGGCGCTGCAGGAATTCCAGTTACAGGCGTTACGCAGCGGTTGACTTCAAAAGAGCGCGACACTCTTTATGATGCTAACATCAACCCAATCGCTTCATTCCCCTCCACAGGAATAGTTGTCTTTGGACAGAAGACGCTACAAGAGCGTCAGTCTGCGCTAGACAGAATTAACGTGCGACGACTTGTGATCTTCTTGAAAAAGCAGATTTCGATACTTTCCACGCAAGTTCTCTTTGAGCCGAACGTTCAAGCAACTTGGAAGAGATTTAAAGCACTGGTTGACCCCTTCTTGGCGAACGTTAAGGTAGGCTTTGGTATCACGGATTATAGGCTCATTCTCGATGAGACTACCACCACTCCAGACCTCATTGACCAAAACATCTTGTATGCCAAGATCTTGGTCAAGCCAGCTCGGGC